GACATAGTCGATATCGGTGGAGATATAGTTGATTTTGCAGGCGACGCTGTTGGTGAAGTAGTTGACGTTGTTGAGGACGTAGCTGACGTTGCCGTAGATGCGTTTGAGTGGATTGGCGAGACAGTTGTTGGTAGCAGCGGCGTACACAAGTACTTCCGGCGGTTGAAGCTTACGTTCTTTGCTGTCAACTAAATCCATATTAGATATCCGTAGAGAACAAAGCTGCAGAAAATGCGCTACCCATACCGGCAGCGAGACTTAGTATAACACCTTTTTGTGCGGGGACATCTCCAGATACAAACACTGAATCGTCCTCAGTTCTATTAGGTATACCCGGAATATAGCCGTTAGCCATATCCTTAAGCAACAACACTGTCTCTAATAACCCACTAGCACCCAATGTATGCCCCACTCGCTGCTTATACGATGTAGCTATAAAGCTATTAAGCACTGAAGTCAGTGCGGTTTTCTCTGCAGCATTATTGACCGGAGTGCCGGTGCCATGCGTCTTAACCACTTTTACTACACTTGCGGGTAGTTTGGCTACATCCAAAGCACCTTCTATAGCCCTAACGTATCCGGCACCGTTTTCTTCTTGGCCTAATGGGTTTCTATTGCTCTCTGCAGCGGTATATGCACCAAGGAATGTAGCTAAAGGCTCCCGCATGTTTGGGTGCTCGCGTTCAAATATAGCTAATACAGCCCCTTGGCCAACATGAAACCCATAATTCTTACCGTCAAACGCTGAAGGTCTCCGCTTAGTTTCATCTTCAAGGAGTAAAGAGGCTCTAGCATCCCCAAAGAACTCAAGAGATTGAACAGACACACCATCCTCACCACTTAACACAATCACACGGTCAAAACCGTAGTGCCATAACAGGTTTTGGGCATCCATAAGTACCTTCAAACTAGATGCACATGCTGTAGCATCGGTGGATATATGATCTTCAACGCCAAACATGGATGCAATACGACCCGCATATATATTTGTGAGGGTTATGAAGGGTATTTTTGTAGAGTGGTATAATTCTGCATCGGGGTTATTATCGTATCGCGCAGTTTTATGCGGCCAAGTTTGGTTTCCAGCGGCAAATAAAAACGCTGTTTTGCCCGGTACAGGGTTATCATGTACGTAATTTATAGCAGTGGGGGTAATAACTCGGCTAAGAAGATTGTGTGCGGGGTACGATAGCCCTGATTTAGCTCGTGCGTACGTTTTACTGATTACATGAGCCCGTTGAGGGTAGGCTATATCTTCGTATAGGGTAGTTTCAGTAGTAGACACGGTGACTGCGTAGGTCATATGGATCATTGTATAGACTCCATAACAGCATCTACAGATTCAGGTTTTTTAGCGCCATGTTGTTCAGCATACTCAAAGGCTTCACGTATAGTGGTCATTGGGATGGTACGAGCAACGTCTTCAGGTATATCGTATATTTCAGCAATATACATACCAAATAAAGCTAAATCGAAGCTGTCTAACCCCGCATCTTCTAAGGTAACATCCTCAGATACAGCAGGTTCTATATTGGAAGGATCTATCTTCACCACACCCAAAAGGGCGTTAAAAAGTTCTAAACGGTTCATATTGCACCTCTATTAAAGGGACAAGCATGGTAGCACCGGTATTAGAAAGTCACAATGTTTTATAGGTTGCTAAAGATAAGTCTGCTATAGCCCAATACATTACTATGAGTTAGTCCCGAATGTTACATCAACCGTAGCTGATGCGACGCCGGGGTGAAGGGCTGATGCAGCTTCTGTGTGTAAGTTTAACTGCGTATCAGTAGTGGCCCAGTAGATTTCAATATAGTCATTTGCTTCTAAGTGTCGTGTAAAAACCCAGTTAATAACATAGAAATCGTTACCTTTTACATCAAATAGATGTCCTGAGTAGGATGTATCGGTAGTTCCATTTCGCTTCTCCCAAACAGTTACCGTAGCCTCACTAGAATTATTATGCTCTATCTGAAGCGTTATAGAAAACTGATATGTACCTGCGTAGGTAACATTTATCCTGCTGTTGTTTGATAGAGTTATGTTATCCGTCTGGTGCGTAGAATTAAACGTAACCGCGTACCCCGTACTTGTCATTGCCGCCGTTTGATCAACAGTGCTATAAAAAGACCCCCGTGGCATATATAAAAATCTGCCACCATCGTCAGTGCTCAATACATCGCCAATAGTAGCTGTCAGCCGGTTAAAAAACAGTCGGAGGATGTTATCTTTCTGAGTAACAGCGCCCCTATCATAGTCAAAACTAGCAATCGGTAGTGCGGGTGGTTGTGGAGTCTCTAGCTCGTTTGCCATTAGCGCCGACCATCTGCACGCATATCTAGTCGTGGGGATCCTAACTGCCACTGCACCCCTAGATCTTCTGAGGATATCTTAACAGCAAGCTGGCGACCACGAACACGAGTATTAAGTTGTTGAGTAAATTGCTCAACTGGAACCGTCGCGCTCCTAGTTATATTAGCGTAGTTCACGCCACCTTCCGATGCAGGGTCATTATAGCCAGCACCGGGGTTCTTTAGTGGGTATAACGTCATGGTAGCTGCAGGAGATGAGGCGGTAGACCCATCAAACGTCATATCTGGCAATATACGCCAGACAAATGCGAACTTATCTCCATCATCAATATCAAACTCACCTGACGTTATGTAGGAGTTAATCGCTGCAGGGGTACCAGTCTCGTTATCGTCAATACCTTCTTCATGGTTGACGAGGTTGTACGTGTATGTAGCAGCAAGTGGGTATTGTCTCGTGCCAGAATCTAACCAAGCTGTACGTCCCATTGTGCCGTAATACCAAATTTTATCTACATAATTGTAGACTACATAGCGATCCACGACTTCTGAATTTGCAGAACAGTAGAACCACCATATCTCGTGAAACGCCTCATTAGTACCTGCAAATACTTGGTCTATCTGTTCAGCGTTAAAATCATTAAACACATAGCGTCGTAGGTCTGACGGTAGAGGTAGTGTGTTACCATCATAAGAATAGAACTTGTCTGTACCCATCCAGAACGCAACACCTGATGCATAGGTCACGGCATTAGGAGAAGCTATGGATATGTTGTCACCAACTAACTGTGCGCCCCACGCTGCAGTACCACCTAAATACTGTAGGGAATACAAAGAAGAGTCAGTCCATACCAGCACTTCTTGTCGAGCTTGTTTAGCAGTAATGATTTCAGTCCCACGAGAGAGCCGTAGACTGCCCGCTTGGTTTGTAGCTGCAGGGGTCCAGTTAGCTATATCTTCTTGGTCAGACCAACGGATTAACATCTTATCTTGTGTAGAAGACCCTAAAGGGTTGGCACCAAATGCAAATGCAAACCGGCTAATATCCGATACGAGAATACTATTTTGCACCGTAGGAGTGTTAGAAGCTCCCGCCAGAGTAGATATATTAACTGCACGGCTAGAGGTGCCGCTTGTTACATCCCAATAGTAGATGCCACCACCGCGATAGGCGAGAACAAGGTCTTCACCAAAATTAGTTTGGTTCCAAATACGTATTGGATCGGTAGTAGTTGCGCCGATACCCCATGTACCAGAACTCCAACCACCGGCACTCCATCCAGTTATAGGCACCGCCGTAGCGTTACCAACGGGGATCTGATATTCGGCGGTTACACTACCCCCACCGTTTCCGGTGTCGGATGCATTTGCCGTAGCTGTGGCTGTAATAGTGTACGTATCGGCATCAGGAACAGACTGAACAGTGTATTCTGCGTTTAGAACAGCGGCAGTAATATTGCCGCCTAAAGAAGCAGCACCACTAAATGTAACATAATCTCCTATAGCAGCCCCATGAGCCACATCAGTTACCGTAATAGTAGCGGATCCAGAAACTGCTGCGAATGTTGCTGTATTAGTTGTTGTCGCACGAAGTGGAGTGATATCATAATATGCACCACCCAATTCGACATAGAACTTCACATTGGTGCCAACACCAACATAATTAAACCCGCTAAGTGTAACCCATGACCAAAGAGATCGGCACACACCAGCAAAGACTGAGGACGATATAAGCTGCCAACCCCCTAATTTTTCAGGGAAGCCTTTACGAAAACGC